TTAGATCTTAATTTATTCTCATATAGTTTTGGAACTGCATTAATTGAATATCCATATTATGATCAATATGCAAAGAAATTTGTTAATCCAGTTGCAACAGCAAATTATAAAGATGCAATTCTATTTTTTAAGACATTAGTTGAAAGAGATATATTAACACCTGAATGGTCAAGTTATCCGGAACCTCAATGGTATGTTGATGCAGGTGCCGGAGATACACAATTTTGGGTTGATAATATGATGAATGCACCAACACATATGGCCGCAATGAAAGCCAATAATGTTGCCGGACAATTTGAGGCATTTGTACCACCAAAGTATAATGGAACATTCTATGGATGGGCAGGTAAATCGAGATTTTCAACAACAGGAAGTGTTATAAGTGCTAAAAGTGATGCGATTGATGAGATATTAGTATTATTTGATTGGTTATACGATCTTACTAATCATGACAATTTATATTGGGGTGAATTAGGAGTAACATATAAACTTAATGCATCAGGAACGGCAGTTATTATTAGAGATGGGGCAAGTAAGGATGAAGATTATCAGAAACTTGTAAATGAAACTTATGGTACTGGTGAGAACTCTAATTGGATGAAAGTATTTACAGATGCAGAATATTATAACGACAAATGGTATGAATCAGAAAGAAAATGGTTTAGTTTTGGTAAAGTATATGGAGATAATGTTTACAATTATTCTATACCATCAGTAAGTATTGATGAAACAGAGGCAGAAAGAATTAAAGAATTAAAAGCACCATTAAACACATTCATTCAGGAGAATGTAACAAATTTTATAAATGGTAAAACATCCATGGATGAATATGATGCTTTTGTAGCAAAAGTTGAGAGCATGGGAATTAATGAAATAGTAGATATATATAATAAGTAATAAAATCGGCTAGGTGTAAAAGCCTAGCCTTTTATTTAGAGGAGGAAATTATGAAAGTAAAAGACATTGTAGGCCAATATGACATTGAGAATGAGTGTAATCAAATAAAATTTACAAATGAATATAATAAAGATGTTTTTGTTGAACTACACTCTATACATGATGAAGCAGTATGGTTAGATGGAGAGTTTACTGAAAAAGATTTAATCGCATTAGCAAAAGCATTAAAGAAAATAAATAGCACTTAAAAGCAAAGGGGGATAATAAGGGGGAAAATATGAAAATACCAAAGACATTAAGAATAAGTGGGCATGATGTAAAAGTAAATCTAAAAAAAGATTTGGCAAGAGATGAAAGAAATATGGGGCAAAGTTGTTTACATGGTATGTATATAAACATAGATGCTACAATATTAAAAACAATGCAAGAATCTACTTTAATACATGAAATACTTCATGTTATAAATGAATTAAACAATATTGAATTAAGTGAAAAACAGATAATACAATTAGAGTGTGGAATATATCAAATAATAAATGATAATAAATTATTATAAGGGGGATAATATGAAGAAAGAAATATTTGAGAAAGCACAATATATAGGAATTATGATGGGCTGGTCTTAAATTAGATATGTTGCAGATTCATAAAATAGAGAGTATACTAAGAGAGGAGATGTTATTATGAAATTAGATTATGTACCAATAGAAAGTTTAATACCATATGCAAGGAATAGCAGAACTCATAATAAAAACCAAGTTAGACAGATTGCGGATTCTATTGAGGAGTTCGGATTTACAAATCCTGTATTAATTGATGAAAAAAATATCATAATTGCCGGACATGGTAGGGTATTAGCGGCGGCATTAATCAATTTAAAAGAAATCCCATGTATAATATTAACTGAACTTTCAGATAAGCAAAAAATTGCATATAGAATAGCAGATAACAAATTGGCTATGAATGCAGGTTGTGCATCATATAGAAATATAGATGAGGAAATGAGGCAGTTGAATTTGTTACAAGCAAAATGGGGTGATAAGATCGTAAAAATAGATAACAACAATAGATCTCATAATTTAATAAAAACAAAAAAAAGAGTAGATTACAATCCAATTATTAAAGTTCCGATAGGTGGTGTATAAAATGGGTAGATCAATAAAATATACAGATGAAATAATAGAGGGAATTAGAATGGCATTAGATGAATATGTAAGTGTTACTATGATTCCTATTATAGCAGAGTTTGCTTATAAGAATGAGTTGCATAAGCAGAGATTATATGAGTTTGCAGAAAACAATACAATTTTTTCGGACTCTATGAAAAAAGCAACGACTAAAAAAGAGGCTCAATTAGAGAAATTAGGGATGTTGGACAAGGTTAATGTACCAATGGCAATATTTAGTTTAAAACAATTGGGATGGTCTGATAAGAAAGAAATTAGTATGCCGGAGGATGTACATATAGTTGTCAAGTTCAATGAGGTTATTGATGGAGATTAAACTTGATGTTGATAGTAGAATAATCAATAAAATATATTTTGATCATTTAACTAATAACAGAAGTGTGCAAATATTTTATGGTGGATCAGCATCAGGCAAAAGTGTTTTTCTTGCTCAAAGGTGTATAGTAGATGTATGTAATGGAGGCAGAAATTATTTAGTAGTAAGGAATGTGCAAAATACTATTAAGAAATCTGTATTTAATGAGATTAGAAAGGTAATAATAGATTGGGGAGTAAGCAAATATTTCAACATTAACAAAAGCGAATTAACAATCACTTGCATAAATGGTTATCAAATATTATTCGCTGGATTGGATGATGTTGAGAAAATAAAATCAATAACTCCACAAAAGGGCATATTAACAGACATATGGGTGGAGGAGGCGACAGAAACATCAAAGAATGATATTAAACAATTGCAGAGGAGATTAAGAGGGATAAGTGCATATCCTAAAAGAACAACATTAAGTTTTAATCCGATATTGAAATCCAATTGGATCTATGAGGAGTATTTTAAGAATTGGGATGAAACAAAAAGAATGTATTTTGATGAAAATTTAAGCATATTAAAGACAATATATAAAGATAATAAGTTTTTAGCATTACAAGACATTGCATTATTAGAGAATGAAACAGACAAATATTATTATGAAGTTTATACATTAGGAAATTGGGGTGTGTTGGGTAATGTTATCTTTAAGAATTGGGAAGTGAGAGATTTAGGAGAATATATAAAGACATTTGATAATTATCATAATGGCATAGATTTTGGATTTAGTGCGGATCAGGCGGCATTGATCAGATCGCATTACCAAAAGAATGAAATATATATAACAAGAGAGATCTACGAAAGAGAACTCACAAATGATGTATTTGCCATACAGATAGAAAATATCATTAGTAGAGAATATGTTATATGTGATAGTGCGGAACCAAAGAGTATTAAGGAATTACAGCGGTTAGGCATAAATGCACTAGGGGCGAAAAAAGGTAAGGATTCAGTAAACTTTGGAATTGATTGGTTACAAAGGCAACATATCATAATAGATATAAATTGCCAAAACTTTAAAAATGAGATTCAGCAGTATAAATGGAAAGAGGATAAAGATGGAAATGTTTTAAAGGTTCCGGTAGACAAGAAAAACCATTTATTAGATGCTTTAAGATATAGTTATGAGGATGAAATGACAGGTAGAAAAATAATGGCGATAGATGCCATAATGTAGGAGATGACAATATGAGTTTTATGGATGATATTATACAAAGAGTGGAGATTGGGAATGAATCAGTAATGGCAAACATTATTAATGATCTTATAAATGATCATGCTATTAAAAAGGATAAGATGATCGGGAATTACAAGAGGTATAAGGCAAGTAAAGATCCGGATGGAGTACCTGTATTTAGTAGGAAGTTTAAGGATAAAAACAAGATCAACAATAAGATAAACAATTCATTTGATGCGGATATTATAGATGTAAAGGTTGGATATATGTTAGGCAATCCAATTATCTATGAGATCCAAAAAGAATTATACACGAAAGATGATGTTTTGCAAGAAGTAGCATATGAAAAAGACAATAGCATTATAGAAAATTTTAATATGAGGAATAATATTGCTGATTTGGATAGTGAAACTTTAAAAATGGCATCTATTTGTTCATATGGTGCGAGGTTGTTATATATCAATGGTGAGGGAAAGGTTAATGCCATGAATTTAGATCCGTGGGAGGTTATATTCATAACGGACGGGTCGCTGGATCTTCCACAGTATGCAATGAGATATTATGAGATAACAGATGGGGATGAGAAAAAGGTATATGTTGAATGGTATAATGACACAACAATTAAATTTTATATCAGCAGTAAAGATGAAAAAACAAATACATTATCCTTTATTCCATATAAAAAAGATGGGATGTTTGAAAAGCCACATATGTTTGGTGGGATTCCTTTGATTGAGTTTGCCAATAACAAAGAAAAACAGGGTGATTGTGAAAGGGTGTATGGTTTAATTGATGCCTATGATAAAACATTGTCAGATATTAATAGCGAATTAGAACAGTTTAGACTAGCATATATGGCTTTCTATGGGTTGGTTCCAAGTGAGGAAGTAATTGATAGAGCAAAGAGAACAGGGGCACTTGGGTTATCGGATCCGGATTCAAGGGTTGAGTTTTTGGTTAAACAGATAAATGATAATGTTATTGAGCATCATTTAGACAGAATTGAAAATAATATATACAGTTTTGCCAAAAGTGTTAATTTCACAGATGAGGCATTTGGAGGAAATATATCAGGAATAGCAATGAAGTTTAAGATGTTTGGATTAGAGAGTAAGTGCATTACATCTGAAAGAAAATTTAATACCGGATTAAGAAATCAATATAAATTATTAACCTCAACATGGAGTATTAAGGGAACTGATATTGATTTCACTAGCATTTCTTTTATATGGACAAGAAATTTCCCATTGAATTTATTAGATGAATCAACAACTGCAATGAATTTACAGGGAATAGTGAGTAAAAAGACAGTATTAAGCACATTATCTATTGTTGATGATCCCGAAAAGGAAATGGCAGAGATCGAGAGAGAGAATGAGGGAATTATAGATCTTGACGAGAATGGGGATATAGGCGGAGAAAATGCCAATGTGCCACCGGTGGAGTAATAGGAGGGAAAGATGAATAAGAAGTTTAGTTATAATATAACACCATATAGTGTTATAGGAAAGATTACAAAAAGTTCGCAAAAGAAATTGAATAAATTAATTGCGGATATAAAAGAAAATGAGATCAAGAAAATATATATGACAAAAGAATCATGGGATAAGTTTATGGGACCAGGATCATTTGCACAAGGTGTTTATTGGGGTAATATAGAGGTTGAAATAGTAGATGATGATATTGAGGTTGGGATGGGTGTTGCTATGTTCATAAACGGCAAAATTAAGATAATAGAATTAGATTAAGGAGTATGTAAGGTGAATTATGAAAAAAGAGTTTTTAAATAATACAAAATATGCGGATAAGTTAGTTATTCAGATGGAGAAAGATTTAGTTAATCAATATAGAGCAACTAATAAGTCTTTTAAATTAATGTTTGCTGATCTGTATAGTAAATATGATAAGCAAGGAGTATTAACTTATCAAGAGATGAATAAATATAATAGATTAAAAGATACTCAAAAGATGATCAGTAAAGAAGTTAATAGTTTATATGCGAGAGAAAAGTTTATCATGAATAATAAATTAACCTCTATATATAAAAATGGATATTATAGAACTGCATTTACCCTTGAAAATGAATTGAAAATGAAATTATCTTATTCATTAATTAAGCCTGAAAAAATCAAGTTAGCAATACAAAATCCAATATCAGGATTAACATTAAGCGAAACATTGGCTAAAAACAAAGCATTTATTAAGATAAAGATCAATCAAGAAATGACACAAGGATTAATAAGAGGAGAGCCTTACAGTAAAATGGCTAAAAGAATGACAGAGGCATTGGGTGGAGATGCAAAAAAAGCGACAAGAATTGCACGAACAGAGGGCCATAGAATACATGAGGAATCAAGTTTTGAATCAGTACGTCATGCCGAGAATATAGGGGTTAAGATGATCAAAGTGTGGAGTTCAACATTAGATGGAGCAACAAGAGATGCACATGGCGAATTAGATAATGTTAAAAAGAAAGTTGAGGAGAATTTCAGGAGTAGTGCTGGAGGAGTAGGATTAACACCCGGAACTTTAGGGAATGCATCAGATGATATTAATTGCAGATGCAGTTTAGTATATGAAGTCGAGGGTGTGAAACAAGAATTTAGAAGAATAAGAGGTGAGGGCGTAGTCCCTTATAAAACCTATAGTCAATGGGCGAAAGACAAGGGGGTGAAATAATATGGCATTTATACGAAACTTAGTTATTATGACATTTGATAAAACAGACACACAGAAATCAAGAGATAATTTAATTGGAACATATGAATCGCAAGGATATCAAAAAATATCAAGTGTTAAGTTATCGGGAGTTAGTGATATAGAGG